CTGCACTGGCTCCTATCAGGTCCCCTTTCGCAGTCATTAATGACTGTGGACTGTTTTGCCACTCCGGCGCCGTCGCCCCTGCATTCATTGCCAGCACTTGACGGGCTGTGCCCTTTGGCAGTCTAGCAACTGCGTTTGCACCTGTTGCGTAGATCAGGTCGCCACCCGTCGTCAGCTTGGCCGTACCGCTCTCCATTAGCGACCCGGATAATCCAAGATAGGAATTCCATATATCAGCTGTCAAGACATCGCCGGTTGCTACATCAGTACCGTTCGTCCAAGTCACAGATATTCCTTTCTAATTTTAATAACCAAATGTTCCAGTATTTAACTGATCATTTGTGCCAGCTACATTGCCTAATTGAAACCATGTTAGACTATCAGTGTTACTACTAGAAAACATAAAGGTAGTTTGCCACTGTTCAGGCCGTATTGTATGAGTTATTCCGCCAATTATCAACTGCTTGCTAAAGGTTGTGCCACTGCCAGGAGGGTTAAAGTCAACCGTGATCCTATCTGAAATGTCTCTAGACAATGATTGCGTAATCATGTCTGTATGCAGTAATGGATGAAATGTCATTGATTTACATCGTACGGCTGGTTCTTTAAATTCTGAGAGTACTGATTGAGCATAATTAAGACTTTCTGCATTTGAATTTATCAATAAATCAGATTTAACATAACTTTTTTCATTATAATCTGAAATACTATCATTATCAGAAACTACCTGTGCCGTACCACTAACCCGATTAATAGATACTTTATTTCTGACTAATTGGTCATCGAAATCCACGTCGATCTGTTGAAAGGTAAGGTTACCGCTGCCGAAGGTGGCCTGGCTTGTACTGGAATTTGAATCGGTATAGATGGCTTGCCTGTTTTTAAATAATACTTTGTTATCTTTTCCAGCATATAATCGAGCTGTTATTCCTTCACTTTGTGTAGCTAATTGCAGAGCTTGTAAGGCATTAGCATTGGTAAAAGTTTTTGCCTGTAATGTACTATCACCAACATCAAGATCATACGAAGTCCAGTCTGCATCTTGAAGTATTTCTTTTATTACTGTTCCTGTTTCGGCCGCACTTGTAGTTAAAGATACAGTATTTTTTGATATTGGATGTAGTGCGTCAGAAGCGCGAATAGTGCAATATGACATATTCGGAAAACTGTAAGTAATATCCCATTGTGTAATATTACCTTGAAATATTGGTTGAACTACACTTGTTGTCGGATCTGTGATCTTAATCCTGAGCAGCTTTCCAGGCTTGATATTTGGATTATACGGGCCTGAACTATTATTCGGGTCAAAGCGACCATCAGAATTATCAAGTACAATTGTACAGGTACCTGAACTATATGCTTCTAGTTCTCTCACTCTACCACGTCTTATAGTTGCAGATAAAACATATTCCTGAACATTTGTGTAGTCAGCATCATCGTCTGTATCTGAACCCAGCCTGGCAAAGTCAAGAGCTAATGTACCGAATCTAGCACTTGGTCCACCACCGCCACCACTAAATCTAATACCGATAAACTTAGTAAGACTAGCCATTGTTGTCATGGTGTATCTGCTCCAAAAATTTCAGTAGATGCTGTAGCTTTTGCTAGGTCATTTTGTTTCAATATTTCTAATATTTTATCTCCAACTGCTTGTGGATCTGTCATTTCACTAACACTTATTTCAAAATTTAAATTAACCTCACCACTTTTCATTTGTTGTATTGCCTGAGCACCTAGTGTATCGGCAACTTGTTTGGCAACAACAGAATCTAAATCAAAGGCATGATCGGCTTTTGCTGACATTTCTTGAACTCTTCTAAATGCTGCAAGTGGATCATCTGCAGTGCCTCCTATACCACCTCCCAGTATACCCATTTGCTTTATTGCACCAACTCCAGCTGTTATATTGAAACCAAACCTACCTTTTTCTGTATTGCCTTTTGCTACTGCTTGATAGCCATCAATAACATCACCTATTTCATCAAGTTGTTTATTAATTAATTCATCCATTTCTTCTTTTGCTGTTAATCCAGTGACATTTGAAAAATTACCAATAAAATCTATTTCACTACCAAAGCCTGCTTCACCTCGTATTGATTTTGCTAGGCTATCAATTAGTGCAGCTGTTCTTTCTGCTTCATTTTCTATTGAAGCAGTACGCCTAAATGATGCTGCAACTAATTTCATTGTCGATTGTTGTGCAGCTTGGTCTAATTCAAAAAAGCCTTCACTGACTAACTTTGTTGCTAGTCCATGAGCTGTCAATGCGTCTGTGCTTTTGCCTAGTGCTGCTGTTGTGTTTTCTGTTGCTACTGCAAATTCTTCAGTCTTTGTTATTGCCATACCTTTAAATTTAGTAATTTCTTTTAGTTTTTCTTCTTCTGTATTTAGTTGTGCCGCATTCTTTAGTGATTGTTTTGTTACATCACTAATTGAACCGCCAAATTTTTCATACGCAGCAAATGTTTTTTCTAATTGTTCTTCTGTTTGTGAATATACATCAACAACTTTTGAATTTTCTTCTCGTTGTCGTTTAAAAACACCAATAACTTTATTAACTGTATCAGCAACAAACCCTATTACTTTGATCATACGTTGTGCATGCTCAACCACCAATCCTATGACTGGCATTAAAAGCTCAAGCACAGATCCAAGTGTTTTAAATACATCTTTTGTTGTTTCAATTGCACCAGGTAAGTTTTCTTGTAGCGCAGGAATAAATGTATCAACAATAAAAGGCACAACATCATCTTTTAAGACGCCTGCCAACTCTTTAAATGTTGGTGTCAAGCCAATTAATAGTTCTTCTTTTACTGTTCCTAGAGCTGATTTTAATGCATTTGAAGCAACAACAAGTCCATCATTATTATTAGCAAATGCTGTCCGTGCGGCTTCTGTATCTTTCATAACAAGTGATTGTATCGCAAGAGCTTTTGTTTGTTGTTCTGTAGCTCCAGCCATTCCTGCTTCACTCAATGCAAGCATTTCAGTTTCAATTCTTGCTGCACTCAATACTACACCAAGAGATTTCAGACCTTCTACTTCACCTGTCATTGCTTTGGTAAGTATTTCTGACACATCAGCAACACTTTTCGTGCCGCCTGACCATTCACTTAATGCACCAGAAAGTCCGATCACTTCAGTAGACATATTTGCCGCGGCCTCTTGTGTGAAGCCCATCGGTACTAATACATCACCAAAAGAAGAAGCTGCACCAGCTAATTGTGTACTCGTCATACCTAAACGAACAGATAAATTATCAGCCCAATCATTGATTGTGCCAACACTATCACCGAATACATTATCAATTTTGCTGTTTAATAGCTCTAAATCAGATGCTGCACTAAATGTTTTTGTTGTTAAAAAGCCAATGGCACCTGCTGCTGCTCCTGTAGCAGCACCAGCTATTGCCATCTTTTTTGCAACTGAACCTAATGAAGTTTTTAAAGCACTAAACCGATTATTGAGTTTTTTAACATCTCTTGCAGCGCCTTTTTGATCAGTTTTGATCTTAATGCGTACTTCATTACTCATTTTTTTTACTCATATCTAAATTTACATAATATAGTAATCGTAATAATCCTATATCTTCCTCATCAATTTCACTTGGTAACTTGTGAAATCTATCACAAAGACCAAGTATTATGTCCGCTTGTTGCAATTCAAAAGGTTTTTCTCCACCAACATGTTTATATTTTTCTATTTGTTGGTGGAGCTCTCTTTTCCCTTTGATATTTGTTGTACCCAATTACTCAATAATGACATTGATATTTGTGGAGACAACTCATGCATTCCTTTACCATTAGCTGGCAATGGAGTTCCATCTTCTTGCTCAAAATTCCACTCAATCAGAATTTCGTCGCCGAATATTTCATATGCTTTCATGATAGTTTCTGTACTTTCTGCATTTGCTAGCTCTTGTAACTCAAAAAATGTTTTCATTTTAATATCTAGCCTGCATTTTACTTCACTACCTTCATATTCTTCTAACTCCATCGTCAAAACCCTGTTAGGGAGCTTAAAACCCATGTTTATTCCTCTCTTAATCTCTAAACACTAAAATTCCTACGAAGTACCCCACGTTGGAACCGTACCCGATTGTAAGGAAAGAGTACTAGTCCAATTAAGACTTCCATCCGTTCCTCTAGAAATATCGTAGTTACCTACTAACATTTCCATAGCGAGCTGCGGATCCCCCGACCCGTCTTCGTATAATACGATTGTGACCGTCCTTGTCCCACTGCGGGTCTTGAAAACATCGTGGGATTGATTGCTGGCTGCGTTAAAAACCCCATTCAATGTGACGGTGCCATCACCTAATCCGATCAAACGCTCCTGCGCACTTTTATCTACGCCGGCAACGTCGAGCAGATTTTGCGGCAGGTTGATCGAAAAATCAGTTATATCGTTGGAAATCGCTCGGGCGCTGCCGCCGGAGTCGTCAACGCTGACTGTATCCCCTAATCCACTTACTTTTGCCATTATAACC